TGTCATTGCACATTCTTTCATTCTTCCAATAAATTTATGTTCTTCTCCTGCATCTACTCCTCTATGAAGATAGTGTACCTGGAAAGTATTTGGTGCTTTTAAGAATAAGTTTGCAGATTCTCCACCACTTCCACCACCTTTTTGTGGTGCCATATTTTGTTTGAAGAATCTAATAATTCTAATTATTTCTTCTGCTTCGCCTGCACCTCTTGCAGACATTCTAAATTGAAAAGAGAATGGTCTCAGTGATGGTTTTTGGAAAAGAAGTTCAAGGTTAGGATTAATGATCTTTCCTTGAGTTCTTGATAAGAGTCCTTTTACCTGAGAAGCACTTTCTGCAAATTTAGTTCCTACTGCTGTTTCAAAAGCTGCTGTGTCTCCTTTTATTTGGTCGGCTACTCCTTTTAAGGATTTGGAAAATCCATCTGAACCATTAAAGATAGTATTTAGTGCTATCCCTGCAGCTGCTATTTGACCAGGATCCATTGTTTCATCACCCCAATTAGCAGCATTCTGATCTTTGATACCAGATTGAATAGGAAGAGTTACTGTTCCCTTGCTTCTACCACCTGTAGTTCCAACTGGAACTCTGGGTCTACCTCCAAAAGTGAATCCAGATAATTCTTTTACTGCATATGAGAGTGCAGTAAATTGTATAACATCCTGTTCTGCTGCTATGTTTGCAGGATATGTCATGGATTCAAAGTTTCTAGTATTATTACCTTGAGTTGTTGTGGTTGTAGTCTGAGAGTCCCCTGTTGATGGTTGTGTTGCAGTATTACCAGAACCACCAGATGCTTTATCAATTACCTCAGGAGTAACTGGATCGATGTTACTTTCCAATGCTTTATCAGTAGCTTGTTTAGTTTGCTGATTTATTGAATTATTTAATGGAGAATTTGTACTTTGTAGTTCTCGTCTTTCACTTGCACTAGCATTTGTTGTAACCGTTGTTGTTTTAGTAGGAGGGCTACCACCAACGATTGTCTCTGAAATTTTTACATCATTATTTCCTTGAGCATCAGATCTATATGTTTCTCTCTTTAGCCCACCATTAGCAAGCGTAGTGACTTGAGTTCTGTAAAAAGATGTTTTTCTATTACGGACACTTGTTCCCGTTACTACGGTTGCTACGTCGCTATATGCGGATGCCATTAGATATGGTTCTTTTTTACTTATTTAGCACTATCTTTTCATAATCTAGTGATAGTAAGTCATCAAGTTCATCTTGCTGAACGATATAAACTTGAGTTCCCAGTTCTGCCCAAGTATATTGTCTGTAATCTCTGAGATGAAAGTTAATTCCACGAAACCCCCACGGAAATATATCACTCACTGCAACTAGTGGGTGTTGGTCATACCTTATGTTAGGTGTCTTTGCAAAGTATTTGAAGGTGCAGATGTTCCCTTCTTCAGGTATGGGTGTTACAGTGTCATTTAGTGCATACATTATAAGTTCCATTCTCTCTCCAAGATCTTTCTCAGATTTAAAGTCTTGAATATTGGATTCGATACGGTTCATTTGATTCCGAGTTCGTCCTCTGTAATTACTTTGAATTGAATTCGTCTGTCTTCACAGAACTCAACTGCTGCTTTCCACTTTGCTTGATTAACTGCAAAGGTCTTACACTCATAAATGTATGACTTAGTAACTCTTGATTTCTTTTTGGGTGCTATTGTCTGTCTTTTTGGTTTCACCTCAACAACATAAGTCTTGATATGACCTGTGTTCTCTTTTACCTTGATGATAAAGTCTGGAAAATATTTGTGGACTCTTCTATCAACTGGTGAAATATATGGAATCCAAAACTCCTCACTTCCCCACTCAAGAATGTTCTCATTTAGATCACAGTAACGACAAAACTTTCTTTCCCAACTACTACGACAGATAATATTCTCTGCGTTTCCTTTATATTTCCTCGGGAAGGAAGGTTTGTATTTACTTTTTATACTTTCTCCCATACATAGTATATAAGGTAAAAACTATTTATAAATGCCTAACAGAAAATCACTAAGTGATATAAGAGCAACAATACTGAGACCTGCGATGACCTCGCAGTTCTACATGCAGATTGACTTTCCTGAAGCAGTTAGAAATTATATTAAAGCAAGGACTAAAGTTATTGCAGATCCTCAGGGTGGAGTTCTCAGTGGTGGATTAAATCTTGCATGTTCTGAAGCATCTCTCCCAGGTTCTTCTTTAGCAACTTTAGAACTTACCAGTGATCATACTGGTGTAACTGAGAGACATGTGCATAGAAGAATGTTTGATGATAGAATTGATTTAACATTCTATGTTGATGCTCAAAAGTATCTTCCAATTAGAGTATTTGAATACTGGAAAGAATATATTACTGGAGGAAGTCAGAGCACTGATCTGGAATCTAACAGTCATTATTATAGAATGAATTATCCTGAGAACTATATGTTGGTTAAGGGTTTCAAAATTATAAAGTTTGAAAGAGATTTTGATGGATCATTTAAAGGAAATAATGGTGTTGTGAACCCAACTTCTAATGGAATTACATATAATTTTGTAAATGCATTTCCAATAGCAGTTGCATCTATGCCAGTGACTTATGATGCATCTTCACTTTTAAAATGCACAGTATCAATGTCATACATCAGATACTATATAACTGATGGTATAGGAGATGTCTCAAATAACACTCAAACAACTGCTGATGATCCAGCAGATACCAATAACCAAACAACTCCACCATCTCTCCAAAGTTTACTGAATATTGCGAACTCTATTTTTACTTAATTTAGAAAACCACAATAAATAATCACACTGAAACACATCTATAGGTCATTATGCCATTACCAAAAATTGTTGCCCCAACTTATGAACTTGAGTTGCCATCGACAGGACAAGAAATTAAATATAGACCTTTTCTAGTAAAAGAAGAGAAGGTTCTTGTGATTGCATTAGAAAGTGAGGATACAAAACAGATTACTAATGCGATTAAAACAGTTATTAAAAACTGTATTAGCACTAAAGGAATTAAAGTAGAGACTCTTCCTACATTTGATATTGAGTATCTGTTTCTTAATATTCGTGGCAAGTCTGTTGGAGAAACTGTTGAGGTTAATATCATTTGTCCAGATGATGAAGAGACTCAAGTCCCTGTGACGATTGATCTTGATGAGATCAAAGTGAAGAAGAATGATGATCATACCAATCAAGTCCAGGTTGATGATACCATTACCATGGTGATGAAGTATCCTTCTTTGGATCAATTTATCAAGAGTAACTTTGATTTCAAAGATCAAAATGCTATGGATCAGTCATTTGAACTGATTGCGTCTTGTATTGAATCTATCTGTACTGAGGAAGAAGTATGGGCAACTGCGGATTGTACTAAGAAAGAAGTGACTGAATTCCTTGAGTCTATGAACTCATCACAGTTCAAGGGTATTGAAGCATTCTTTGAGACAATGCCAAAACTTTCTCATACTATTTCTGTCACGAATCCTAATACTAAAGTTAAGAGTGAAGTTGTACTTGAGGGGCTTTCAAGTTTTTTCGCATAGCCCTCATACATATGAGTCTAGAGGGTTATTATCGTCTTAATTTTTCGTTGATGCAGTACCATAAATACTCACTAACAGAGATTGAAAATATGCTTCCGTGGGAACGGGACATCTATGTGGCATTATTACAACAACATCTTGAAGAAGAGAAGTTAAAGCATCAACAGAAGCATGGCATCTAGGACTACTACAGATCCAATAGAAATACTAATTGATTTGGGAATGGACCTAGGTGACTTCTCCGATCAGGATTATCTTGGTGCTTTGATGGAGGCGATTGCCACTATTGAATTTAAAACAAAAGGTAAGGGTGATGCAAGAAGTGCTGCTCTTAGAAAAGAAGTTATTAAAATAAGAAAGGGAAAGAGAAAACCACAAGCAAAGAAGACAAAGATATCTACAGATAGTTTTAAAAAGAGAGGTGCAAGCACTGCTAGTTTAGGTCAAAGAACACTACCATCTACAAACATAAAACCAAAGACTTCAATCATACCATATGCAAAACCTGATGAGGTTGATGAAGAAGAGGAAGGTGGTAAAAAGAAAAAAGCAAGAACAAGAAAAACAGATAAGGAACAAAAACTACTTGAAAAGATTGCAAAAAGTGTTAGTAATATCACTAACATTCTGAAAGATCAATATGGATTGAAGAAAAAGAAAGCA